GCCGCGCGTGCTCATCCGGGTTCCAGCCGCACCGCGCGCAAAGAACCGGCGCGATCTTTGCATACGGGCAGGCATTGCCCTGCTTCGGCAGCCCGCATGCTTCGCGCGGGCTGCTCTCGTTTTTTTCTGGCATGTTAGACCTCCTGGATCTCGATCCCGAATTTGGACCGCATGAATTTGCGGTTCCGCAAATACTCCTTTGTCCGCGTCGGCTTGGACTTCACATCTTCGACGACGAGCTTGCCGCCGAATTTGTACGAAAAGTCCGCCGTGTACCGGATCGCGCGGATCCGCTCGCCGGTTTCGGTGATGTAGCTCTCCTGCAAGGTGAACTGCGGCTGCAGCCGCAGGTCGGAGATAATCCCGGCCCGCAGCATCACCATCAGCTCGTCATACCGCCGCGCCTCCTTCTTGCTGTCAAAGCGCAGCTCGCCGCGCGTATCCTTCCGGCTGCCGTACTTCGTCTTCCCATGGCTCCCCTTGTGAATGGGAGCTGGCGCCGCAGCGCCTGAGAGGTCGCGCATCTGCCGCGCGTAAGCCTCCCGCATCCTCGGCGGCATGTCCGCCATGGATTCAAACCGCAGGCCGCTCATTCGGCTGCACCGTCCATCCGCGCGCCGCAGGCCGGGCAGAAACTCTGAATCCGAAGAGTTCCTTTCTTAAAAGCGTTCCGGCAGTCCGAGCATACGATTGCCGCTTTAGGAAAGCGAATCGTTTCCCCGCTCTGCGCGTCATATTCGCGCCAGTCCGCTTCTTCCCAGTGTGCGTGGTGTACCTCCGCAACGTCGGCGGCTGGCTGACGCAGCAGGAGCGTTTTTACCCGCGGAGGCGTCCAGCGCGGATTTTCCGCGTTGCAGGCTTCAAAATCTTTCAGCGCCGCCTCGCGGCTGATGTATTCGTCAGGCATGGTTGGCCTCCTTATCGCACGAGGAAAGCACGCTGTCGTCCAAAAACGCACGCGCCGTGTATTTCCCGCCGCATTCGCACGGCTCTTTTGTCCGGTAAACTGTCCAGTTCGGAGTCGATAGCTTTTCGTCCACCGGCGCGACCTTCCCACACCGCTCACAGACCGGCGTCATATCCATCATGTCCATCATGTTTTTACGTTTTGCCATTCTTCTTGCCCTCCATTTCCTGAATCGCCCGCTCTGCCTCAATGCAGGTATAGTGGCGTCTGAAATAATTCCAATTTGCCATGCAGTCACTTCCCGCATCGTCCGGCGTTGCATCCTCATGATCAAAGTAGATGTTGATGTTCGTCCCGAATGGCTCTATGCTGACGATTACTGCGGTTATTTGCACTGCTCGACCGTCCTCATCTGTCCAGCGCTCTCCCACCTTGCACGGCAGCACCACCACGCGCCCGTCCTTGTCGGCCTCGGCAAGCTCGCGGAGGCGGCTAGGCTCCACGCCCAGCGCCTGCGCTGCCAGATTTATCATCGTGTCCTCCGTAAATGGAGCCTTGATTTCCTCCGGCGTCAGCCCTGTGTCCTCGTAGTCCGCGAGTCGCTCACACGCCGCTATTTCAAACGGGCAATCCTCGATTTTGCACCCGCTGCCGTAGCACGGTTCTTTGAAGCAGCGCGGATAATAGGCGTGTTTATGCGATGATTTGTTCCATTCAGTCAGTCGTTCCATCACGATCCTCCATAGTTCTTGTGCTTGCGCCCGCTGGAATAGCCGCGATAAGATGAATAAAACCCTTGTCCTTTCGCCCGATCTTCGGTTGCCCAGATATATACAGTCTTAAGCGGGTTGTAGTACGTCTTTCCCTCCAATTCTCGCTGCTTGATGCGATTCGTGTAAAATTCAACAGCATCGTAGCCGAACTTGTCACGTAGCATCTGTAAATTAAGCCCTCGCGGGATTTCAACGTATCTATCCAGCATCTTTGCGTTCAGCCTCCAATCATTTCCACGCCCAGTTTCTGAAATCGACGCACCCCATTTAGTCAGTCGTTCCATAGCTCTTCCTCCACGTACCGCCAGCTCTGCGGCGGGCGGGTGATTTGCACCTGTTCTGCTCCGAATTTTGTCTCCCGCAGACCGGTAAACTCCCACAGATCGCGCGGGTGATCGTAAACGCGCAAATCTGAGATGTGCCAGCCGAAGCCGGTGGCAGCTCCGAGATACTGGTGCAGCTCCGCAGGCTCTAGGCAGGTTGGCCGCGCAGCATCCGACGGGATCCTTCCCGCACCGTTAATGTTGATGATCTGATCGCACAGAAATTCCCCGATGACTTTGCCGTTTCCGCATTTGTAGATGTAGCACTTAAACGGCGTATCCATCCTCGGGCGCGTCTTGCGCACCTCAATGGTCTTCCGCCCGTTGATGATCTTCTCGCACCACTCCGGGCGAATGCTGATCAAAACAGCTTTACTCATGCTTGTCTCCTTCCTCCGGCGCGTCCGGCAGCGGCATCCAGTGGGTGACTATACTGCCGAGGCAGTCCCGCATAGCTATTCCGTCATATCTTCTCCATGTATCCGCGCTCGTGCGGTACGCCTCGCCGACAAATACGCCGTCCGTAGCAAGGACGCGTTTTCCCGGTTCCGGCCTCCGTTCCTCCACGCTGATCCACTGCGGCACCTTCTCCCGCAGCGCCGCGTTCTCGGCGGTCAGGCGCTCGATGGCTTCAGCAGCTTTGGCCAATAAATTCTCTTGGCAGCGCTGCTTATCCTCATGCATGGCACAGTCTTTGCACTCGCCCTCTGCGCATCGCCGCAGCGCCTGCACGATTTCCTTGTCTGTCATAGCGTGTCCTCCTCCATTCCTTCAAAAACCATTTGTCCCGGCAGCACGCCGTCCTCCAGGCTCCAGTGCAGGACGTCTTCGCCCGTCTGCCAGTCGCAGGGCAGCCCCCGCGTCTGCCGTTCTGCAAGCATCCTGTCAAACGCCCGGACATACGCGGCCTTGATCTTTGGATAGCGTGCAAACTGCGCCTTCCGGTGCTTTCCCGCCATTGGGCATCCGATACAGCCCACGCGTTCAAAACCGCAGGCGTAAAGCGGGTTCGTCGAAATCTTTTCTGCTGTGCAGTAATCCCAGATGTCAGCATCTTGCCAGTCAATGATTGGATTGATTGCTCGCGTCCCCTTGAGCTGGCAGTTTTCCACCAACATGCGGCTTTCGTCATTGTCGTTCATCAGCGTCAGCCGCTTGGACTTGTCCCTGTGCAGGGCCTCCATGACGCCGCGGGACTTGCGCTTTTGCGATTCGGCCCAGCGGACGCCAGTCGCGATCCACCGCCCACGCCCGCTGGTCTCTTTGAGCGCCGCGCAGCAGTACCGCTTCAGCCGTGTCGGCGGTATGAGTTTGCGCGGAATCAAATTCCACATCGTCACATTCCCGCCGTCCGATGTGCGGTGGGTATCGATGTCGCATTTTACGCCAGCCAGCTCCAAGCGGCGGAAGGTATCCCGCACATGCCAGACGGTCTCCGGCGCGTCCGCCGTGGTCAGCGAATGCAGCACCTCATACGGGATACCAGATTTCCCAGCCAGATGCAAAAGCACATCTGAATCCTTGCCGCCCGAGTATGTAATCACAAGCGGTTGCTTGTACAGCCGCAAGCTCATATCCGAGGCCATTTTCAGCCGCTCAATCGCGGTTTGCTCTAAGTCCATTGCCGTCCTCCCTCCCCGGCGTAAGCTTCGCCAGCATGATCTGCCCCAGATCCGCCACGTATACCAGCCGCCCGCGGCTGTACACCATCAGCTTGTCGCCCTGGATCTCCATCCTGTCGGCCTCGATGTTCGTGATATCCTGGCAGGCGTCACACACGAATCTCATACCAGCGCCCCCGGCCGGGTGTCCGGCGTGTAGTGGAGCTTGGTCGCGCGGGCGTTCTGATGGTACTCCGGGCGGGTGAATTTATAGCCCCAGTGTTTGGCGGCGGTGAAAAGGGCCGCATAGCCGTCCTCGGCGCGGACGGTCACGTTCTGGTCTCCATATGTAACGGAAAAGTGGTTCTGTCCGGTGTATCCGGCCTGTGCGATCACGGCGGGGCGCC